AGGTGCATCGATTCAAAAGATCGTATCGGGCACTGCCTCGTCTAGTGATATCAAAGCTATCTCTGGCACACTGACTCAACTGTCTAACGTCGCTTCGTTGGTTTTCGAGGAGGCTGTGACTAGCGCTGAGAAGAATGCATTGATGATCCAGAAGGCTGGGAACATCAAGGTCAAGGAAGGGCTGACTGCTTTTGAGACTGCGTTGAACATGTCCCTGCAGTCGTCCTTCTCTAATCTCATTCAACAGATCAAGGACATTCTCGAGCTCGACCTCCTGGGACAAACAGAAGAACTCAAAACCACGATGGGTGGTAGATTCGATGAGATAGCGATGATGCTACCTCCAAAGGATCTACCGACAGTCAATGACCTGCTGGCATCCAATGAGTTATTGGTTGAGAAGTTGCAAGAAGCTTCAGCTAATGACTGGGATAGACGTTCGGACGATTTGCTCGATCGTATCTACTCAATGTTCGGCGAGAAGCTATCTAATCTCAAAGTTAAAGTGCCGACGGTCATTGGTGGATCCGGGAGTAAGCATACCAAGGGTCAACGGCACGTAATGAATCCCTATGAGCTGCGTAACCTGGCGGAACAGGGAGCAGCTCTGACGGGTCCGGGGGATGAGAACACCATAGAAGGTGGGATCACTGAAGTTGAACCTACGACAGATCCTCTGGCGCAGGTGTCAATGCCTAAAGGCGGCGGCACAGTAGATGCTACTACCACCGAAAGTGCAACTACTTCAACAGGCAACCAATCGAACGCACAACTCGATGAGATAACACGCAAGATCAATCAGCTCATTGCCTCCAAGGGTAAAACAAAGAAGGGTGAAGAGAATGAGGACGACCAAGAGAAGGAAACAAAGAAGGCTGACTCATGGTGGAAGTCATTCAAGAACTGGATAGGCCATCCCCTAAAGAACACTAAGAAGGCGGTGGGTGGATTCCTGGACGATCATCCTTGGCTCAAGGGATTAGGTCTTGGTTTGTTATCTATGATCCTTGATCCAACCTTGTGGACTACCCTCGTCGACAAGTTCAAAGAATACGTGACGTGGGACAATATCAAAAGCACTGCCTTATCAGCCTGGGATTCAATAACCAGTCTTGCTGACAAGTATCTCACCTGGGATAATGTCAAAGCCGTGGCTTCTACCGCGTGGGATTGGATCAAGACGATTGGCACTGATATCTACAGCTGGATTCAGGAAGCAATCCATGGAAAGTCCCCTACAGTCAACAAGGGAGTGGATGTAGCCAAGAAGGACTGGAACAAGCCAGCTACAGATAAACATGCACAGGGTGTAGGTCCGGTTTCTGTGGGTTATGCTGCCGGGGATGCAACCCGTCAATGGGTCATAGACAAATACACCCAAGCTTCAGGAGCTGTATCGAACTGGTTCAAAGGTGGGGATCAAACGACATCGAGTCCGACCATTAGTCTTAACCAGAATCGCAATTCATCCCTGAGTCAACAGGTGGGAAACATCACCGCATCGCAGACAGCAATACGTCAGGGATCGATGACTGTCACCCCGGGCACGACTACAACCAATAATGTCCAGACTCCTGCGCAGGCATCGGGTACCCAAGGTAGGCAGTCAGCGGCAGGGACACCCAATATTTCCATGAATAGTTTTGGGTTCACTTCAGCAACCAATGACCAGTTAATGCTCATGAATGTTCCTGGCTTCATGGGCTCTTAAGGGCTAGAAATGGAATTCGTGGACATCGCTAACCAATATGCACGAGAGGATCTGGGGCAACCCGTTCTCTCGGATGAAAAGGTTCAAAGCCTAGATGACTACATTCCATCATCCATGGCTTCAGCAGTTAAGCAGGCTTCGAGTCGAGAGGAGGCTGAAGACTGGATCATGGCGACAATGGGTGCCTGGGACTTTCTTGAGAATCTGGACGACGGAGAGGAAGGGACGACCAAGAAAAAGAAGAATGAATCCTTACTACATAAGATTCTCCATTGGCTAGGCAAGAAGATTGAACATAGGATGGAAAAGGCAGTCTTCCGATTCATCCGAAACCAGATCTTCAAGGTCATTCGTTGGATAGTTGATGAAACCATCAAGCCTATCTTTCGTTATGCCATGGAAGAATTGGTCGCCCCCATCCTAGAGACCATAGTTAGTGCTATAGTTAGTCCTGAGTTGTTGATCGCAGCTGGCATTGGTGCAGTGGCAGTGGGTCTTGGTTTTGTCGGAGAATGGTTATTTAAGAAGTACTTTCAGTCTGGTATGGAACCTGCTGGCGATTCCCGCGTAGGCTATATGGATCCTTCCGCATCGGCAGCACCGCGGATGCCAGCGGGTGCAGCTCAGGCAAATACGCAATACGTTCCACCTCCTCCCATGCGTCCGGGTATAGCTGGCAAGACTTACTCTCAACTTGAAGCCCTGATTCAATCTGGTGAGTCGAGTAAGAAAGGATATGATGACTATAACTTCTCCTCCATTGGTAGCAAGCACGGTTATGCAGGAAAACCTGTTTCGCAGATGACGATTCAGGAAGTACAAAGTCAACAAAGCCAGCATAACTACAACGCGGTTGGTCGCTATCAGATGATCGCCACTACTTTGGATGCCGCGGTGGAGTTCCTACATCTGGATCCATCAACTACGTTTGATATGGATACACAAGACTATATCTTCGAGTCCTATCTTATCACCAGGAAGCAGCAGGAAATAGGCGACTACATCTCAGGTAAGTCAGATGATTTGTGGGGCGCAGTTTATGCCGCAAGTAAGGAATGGGCTTCGGTGGCAGCACCTCCCAGCTATCCGCTGTACAAAGGTGGGGTAAGCGATGGTCTAACTTCCTACTACTCGGGCTTGCAAGGCAACAAGGCTTCTATCAGTGCGATTCAAATGGCGCAAACTCTCCAGCAGGAGAGACAGAATTACCAGCTGGCAAATGGTGGGAAATCTAGCGTTCAGGATGGTGTGGCTACCCAGCAGGTGAATCAACAACAAGCACCGGCACAAAGTTCTGGTCCTACAGCAGCCGTTATCGGTGGCTCTCAAGGTTACACGACTCCAAACATCATAAAGCATCAAGGTGTTCTTCTAGCAGTTAACGGGTAAGTAAGGAATAAAATAGTATGGCATCCTCACCAAATTATTTAGTGTACGTCCAGAGCTACGGTACTCCAGGTACCACGACTCCTCTTGTTTCTGTTACCGCTCCGATTCCTGAAGACGTTATGTTTGACATGGAATCGACTTATGAGATGAAGCTGCCGCAAGGTCCTGACAAAGGTTTAGCCGGTACTGCGTTAGCTGCATTGGGTCTGAAGTTAACTGTTCAAGCCCTCACCGCTCAACTGTGGTCTGGTTCAACAACTAGTGACCTGACCATTGCTTTGGAGTTTCACACCGAGACTGATCCTGTGGCTGACGTCAGAACACCAATCGTTAATCTAATGAAGTTGGTAACACCTAGTGTCTCCTCAACTGGTGGTATTCTTCAGGCGCCGGGTCCTCAACTGGATCTCGCACAGCTTTTGCAAATCGCGAAAGATATCGTATCGCAAGGACAGGGAATATTCACCTCAGTTGGTTCTGGTGTAGGTTCGACTTCAGGTTATTCTTCCTCGACTGTCCTTAACGGGCTGGGTTCCACTTCGACATCAACCCAGCAGATCACGCAGTCGACAATGGTTAACTCAAATCTGCAAACCGCGGATGGGACGAATAGTACGGTGTTTCAATCACCCACCCAGAACGCCTCGAAAGGTACAGCAGCATATTGGAAATCACAGATATCGAATCGCATCTCAATTCAAATCGGCAACTACATGTTATTCGACAATGTGGTGATCACGAGGTTAAGTTCGACTTTTATGTCGAATCTTGACGCGACCACAGGACTACCACACCACGTAAAGGTTGGCTTGTCCTTTCGCCCAATGTTCATGCTCACCCAGTCCGATCTCGATAACGTTTACCTGAACCCGGGCCAGAATTACACACCTGGTAACAACAACTATGGCTTCTCGATGACCGGGTTGTCTGGTGTTGGTAATGCTTCACTGGCCCCCTCAGGTTCTCTGAGTCCTGGCGAGACGCTGGGCTAATTCAAAGGTTATTCAAATGACCAAGTCACAACTATACACCTTCCTCCTAACTTATCAGCAAGAGAATTCTAGTGGCCGCGCCTGGATTGAGAGAGCTCTCTCAAAGTTTCCTAATGTTCTAAAGACATTGAGGATTAATCTAGGAGATGAATTCGGCACCATTGAAGTCTATCAATTCCTTAAACCTCAGGAAGGTCTGTGTCAACTCTGTAGTAAGCCAACGAAGTTCAGATCATTCTCTTCGGGTTTCAAGAAGTTCTGCAGTACCCAATGTGCTAATGAGAGGAACTTTGGTCCCAAAGAAGAATTAAATCTTGAACCAAAAGTTAAGGTCGAAGGGTTCGATGACATTGTTGATCCCTCAGTGGTGCCCAAAGAGAAGGTTGAAAAACCCAATAAAAAGGTAGTTTCGGCCGTAGTCGAAAAACCACCTGTTTCTATAGAGAAAACCGTCCTTAAGAACTCTGGTGGGACTATGTACGATCCGCCTAAAAAACCTACTATTGCACCTGAGTTAGAGCAGCCCAGAGTAAGGCTATTAGCCGATCTTAAACAGTTCGGGATTCGTCGTTCCAATCCGCCTAAAAGAATCACACAAGGACATTGGGACAGGATCAAAGAGAGTGAGGAATTGGTTGCCAGGTCAGAGGCCGAACTTCAGGATCGTAAAGCTAAGAGAGAAGCTAGAAAGGAAGAACTTAAAGTCGAACCACAGATCGACCCTATCAAGAATGACAAGGTCGAAATTCATGGAGATCGGACTTTTGAACTTCAAGGTATGGAATCTAATGCTTTGTCTGTCCTCCTCTATGAGATGGGAATTCCGGTGCATCTGTTCGATACTTCGAGGAAGGAAGTCTCGTACTTCAACAAGGCTATTGGCAAACAGAAGAACTACGTTCCTAATCTCGTGCTAGACAATAAGATTGTGATAATGGCTAAGGGTCCTTCAGCTCTTAAGAATGAACGACTGGTGCAAGAGATAAGAGATAAATGTACGGGTGTTATCTGGAGTGGTCGTCATTTCCTCCTGCTTGTCATGGACAACTATGGTAACATCTTATCCGCTAACGTCGATCAGGTTTCAGACATGGAAACAACTCCTTTAAGCAAGGAAGCTGTTCTTCAGTTGGCTGGGATGATTCGAGAATTACTAAACAGGTGAGATAATGAGTGTAGCAGGATATACAGGGGATTTCGATTATTCGAAGTACACGCCGTTGGACAACACCTTGGATCAGTACGATGTCTTTCAATCTGGTTACAAGAATATCCGTTTCAATATCCAACAGCAGCAACAGATTCAACTCGATAACTCGAATGCCTACAATCTTCCAGGCATTGCATATCAGGCTTATGGTGATACATCGCTGTGGTGGGCTATCATGGTTTACAATGGACTATCAGATCCCTTGACAGACATTCAACCAGGAATTGTTTTGTTGCTGCCTGCCAAGTCGACGATTCAATCCTACATCTCAAGACAGTCTTCGTCGTCGTCTTCGACCATGACCGTCTAAGGAGGATCCGGTGGGATACATCTTACAAGATAGTATCGAGGTAACGATCCTTATCAACGGATCTGAATATTACCTCGAAAGTTTCAACCAGTTGCAATTCCTCCACATAGGGATGACCACGAAGTTGAATGTGCCGACATGTCACTTTGCTGTTCAGGACGTAACTCATTATTTCGATGTTGTCAACCTGCAGGATGGAATTCCAATTCAGATCGTTATCAAGCCGATCACCGGTGACACCACGACTTTCAACTTCCGAAAGTTCAACCACAAGAAAACATTCAACGGTCAGTGTTTTGAATACGAGATTGATGGCTACTACGATGCGCCTCTGTATTGGTCACAGACGTCCATAGCGGGGATACAGGGAACATCATCTACCGCTTTGTCCGATATCGCGGCAACCTGTGGTCTGAAGTACAGTGGAGTAGCAACTGCAGACTCCCAGATATGGATGCCTCGCAACAGAACTTACTGCGAGTTCGTCAAGTCCGTGGTATCACGTGGTTACGCATCCTCGACTTCCTACATGTGCTCAGGAGTAGACTTCACGGGAACCCTGTTATACAAGGACGTGAACAATCTGCCTGCGTCTACTTCTACCATAATTCTCGGACAGATTCAGGATGGAGCATGGGTTGCAACTGACTATCGACCCGTCGCTGTTTCGGGGTTAACGAATAAGATGCAGGGGTATCAGCACACCCGCTACAACCAGTCGTTAACAACCGATACCCTGTCATCCTCGTACTCGACCTTGCAACTAACACCCGATGTTTTGGCCCCTCTATATAACCCTCAGGTGGCTCAGCAAATCACCTCAGGCTACAGGTCATTCGGAGGCATAGACGTTGGAAATACCCACGAAGCATATGAGTTAGCTTATTACCAGAATCAGAGATACGCCTCGTTCTTCTCCATGGCTGTTGAATTTCAAATGTACACGCCGACGACCTACACTTTGTTTGATAAGTTTACGTTCTCGGTAGACAGCGATGCACAGAAGGCGGATGTCCCATACGCTGGTGATTACACTGTAGCAGCCAAGGCGTGGTATATCCAAGGAGGTTGGTTCTGTGAGAAGATTCTCGGAGTTCGTATGGGGACCAACAACTCTTCGTCTACCTGATATAAAGAGAGCGATATGTCATTTCAATCGACTTCAGACTTTGTCGGAGCGACAGAAGATTACGGGCAGGGTTATTACGTCGGGACAGTTTACTCGAACTCAGACCCACTAGGACTGAATCGAATTCAGGCAACTGTTCCAGGAATCTATGATCCAACACGGGGTCCCGTTCCGTGGATTGCCCCCTTGCCTTACTCACCATTCGGATTCGGAACTTCAGCCAAGGGTCCTTATGGAACTTATGGAGTCCCTCCAGTTGGATCTGTGATAAAGATCGAGTTGCAAAATGGTGATGTCCATAAGCCTTTGTATACCAGCCTTTATACTCTGCCAAATGTTAACTCAGCATTTCCGTCCACCATCTGGGGATTTCAGGATCCAGATGGTAACATCGTTCAATACGACACGACAAACCACACCTATAGATTTGTTACCTACGGTGGAGCAATCATAACGATATCCCAAACGGGGCAAAGAACAACTACGGTGAACGGGGATACAACGAACTCAGACGGAGCTTGGCAAGTTAATGTAACGGGTAATGCTGGGATAACTGCGAGCGGCAACGTAAGTGTAGACGCGACTGGTGGTAATATGAGTTTGGATACCAGTGGAAACTTTGCAATGACTGCGACAGGCACGGCAACATACACGGCGTCAGCTCATAACTTCGTTGGACCTTTGAACGCCTCTTCGACCATCGGTGCTCAAGGCGATATCACTGATGACATAGCAAGTGGCAATGGCCAGACGATGGCAGACATGCGTCAGATCTATAATGAGCATATTCATACCGTAATAGTAGACGGTAGTGAAGAGGACACTTCTATTCCTATTCCGCAAGTACCATAAAGAGCTTCAATTTTAACGATGAGTCGTAGGAGAAAAGACCGACGGGTCCTGAGTTGCCAACACAACTCTATCCTACGTGCTCATCCTCCTCAACTTGTTGGAGTTGTCAAAGATGTCTGTATGTTTAGAAGAGTCTGCCCACGGTGAGCAGTTGGTGAAGATGCTTAATGCCTGGGGTCCAAAGATTCTAAAATCCAAAAGTATCAAGTTTGATCGCACCGTACATGCTCGAGCGTGGAATTTGCAGGTTAAGTGCGAAAGTGACTATCATGCCGGTCTGCGTACTACCATCTATTCTCTAGAGAAAATCTTCTATGTCTATGTGCTTATGGATCCACTGAAACCTGGACCATTCACATACAGCTTCTTTGGAAGGAAATACACCTTTCCGTTCGAGGTATTCTACGTAGGTAAAGGTAAAGGAGATCGGGTAACCGACCACGGTAGGTGGGCAAGGACACATCCAAAGCCTCAGAAGAGACAACATAAGCTTAACCGAATCCGTAAGTTACACCGATTAGGACTAGAGCCCATCGAGAAAAAGATCTCTATGCATGAGGAAGAATGTCTAGCCTTGGTTAAAGAGATGCTTCTTATAGAGAAGATAGGTAGAAGATTAACCAAGGATGGTCCGCTGACTAATCTAACGCCTGGTGGTGAGGGCGGAGCCGGTGCTACCAGAGGTCATCCCGTCAGTGAGATGACTAGAGAAAAATTGAGAGTTAGCCAAACTGGGCGAAAGTTAAGCGAGGCACATAAAGCGAAGATTAGTACCAATTCGCCCAGACGAGGTAAGAAGAATTCGCCGGAACACTCTAAAGCTATAGCAGAATCAAATAGTAGGCGCAAGGGCATCTCCCATAGGACACTAAGATCTAAAGAAACCAGAGCAAGGTTGTCTGCCATTCATAAAGGCAAAAAGAAACCTCTGTCGGTTTCTTTGGCAATCGCAGAATCTAACAGGCGTCGCAAGGGTGAGAAGAGAGGACCTATGGATCCCATAGCGATAGCTAAAAGCGTAGAGACAAGAAGGCGTAATAGGGAACTAAGAGATAAAGGATTATTATCATGCCGACAATAACTAACTGGCAGTATTCGACAAATGGGGCCACGTGGGTCGATGCTAACTCACAGTTCACGGTCAATGGTGCGCCGGATTTGTTACCAGATTCCTACGCTATATCGAACTCTATATACAATATCCTTAATTGCCCCATAGGAGGACGTGGTCGCATCATGCAACCCACCTACGGTTCCCTGTGGTGGCAGTTCCTCCAGGAACCGATAGATCAGGTAACAGCGAACAAAATGAACCTGTCTACGATCCAGGCGTTGCAGAGATGGGAGCCCAGGATCTCCATAGACAATTCGAACTCGTATATCAACCCCGATTATGGCTTGCCCGGGTATGATGTCAGGATAGCCTTCACGGTGCTTCTTACCAGTCAGAAACAACAGGTAACGTTTCAACTTCAACCTTAAGATAGGAAGGTTCGAATGTCCTCAGTAACAACGATTTTTACTCTAAGCGATCTATCACAGGATTTCGACCAATTCGTAACCCAGTTCCAAACACAACTGCAAGCTCAACCTTCGTGGATTGGTAACCTGACAACCCAGACATCCGAGACGTTGATCGAATACGTCTCGACTGTCGGGACGTTTGCGCAGGGTAGAATTACCCGAGCATATGAAGATGCTTATGCAGAGACGGCGCAGTCGAATGACGCCATTCTTTCCATCGCGCAGATGCAGGGCCTGAGACTTTCGAGATTCCTCCCGGCATCGATGGACGTCGTGTTGAATTCGACTACAACGGTGTCCTTGCCACCTCTGACCCAGTTCCAATGTGGTGGTTCATACTTCTACAACAATGTGGCATTGACTATCGAGTCGGGAGTTCCTCTAGACACCACGTTGTATGAAGGTCAGATTTACTTCTACTCAATGTCTGGTCTGGGAACAGAGCGTCAACTTTGGGTTGCCTCACAGGACTCTTTCGTTATCGCAGACCAGGATGTGTGGGTGCAAGTGAATGGTTCGTATATTCCAAAGTCGTATGGCAACCTCTGGAACTACGATGGTCAACCTGCTTATGCGGACATGACGTTGAGTGATGGTCGTATGTTTATCCAGTGGGGGAACCTCGGCGGAACGAATGGACAGTTCGGGACGATCCCTCAGGTCAATGATACTGTGCTTGTTAGTTACCCAGTGACGCAGGGGGCAAACGGTAACAGTTTGCAAACTGCTGGGTCACAGATAACATGTTCGGGCTTCCTGACAATCACTGGTGTGTCTTCGGAGAATCCTTCCGGGGGTGCGAACCAGACTAACATCGTTGCCTACAAGAATGTGGCCAGCGGAGCATTTGGTACCTACAGTTCTGCTGTTACCAAATCGCAGTATCAGGCGTTGGTTGCTACGTTCCCCGGCATAGTCGATGCAGTGACGCAGGCTCAAAGAGAGATTGATCCAGGTGACTTAAGGTGGATGAATGTTATTCGGGTGTCCGCTCTAACGACCTCGACGTGGACGCAGGCACAGATTCAGAGCTTCCTTACGTACTGCCAGCAGGTCACGATGTATGCACCGTATTTCCTTTGGCAGGATGCAATTGCAGTTCCCAATGCGGTGGATGTTGATATCTACATCTACAACTCTGCTATTCCTACCCAGGTGCAGGCGAATGCAACTACGGCTATAACGAATCTGTTTGCTCCACGTCCTGGTATTCTGATGACGAACTTCTACCCCTCGGACATCGAGCAGGTGATCTTTAACTCGAATACAGGTCTGGTCGACTACGTGACTATCAACGAGCCAACTGGACCGATGATTGTAACTTCTCCGACCAGTCCACAGATTACCTACACGATCGTTCCTGGTGCAGGCGTACTGGGTCCCAGCGTTTATGCATATTCGATCTCGACTACGTTGACAACTGGTGCAGTAGGGTTCCCGCAGAACTGGGTATTCCCTCAGATCATCTCGGGATCAGATAACGCTATCACACTGACATGGCTAGCAGTGTATCAAGCAGCATCATACTCTGTCTGGGGTCGCTCTGCTGAAGGGACTTTGGGATTAATCGCCACCGTCACTTCACCTACCCTCACTTACGAAGACGTGGGATCGATAACTCCTGTTGGTCCTTTACCCAATAGTTCGGGATTTCCCATCCAGTACAATTCACTCTCTTCTCTGACAGTCAATGTATTCTACTCCGCGCGTCAACAGGTTAATCCTGGTCAAGATCCTACCAGATTGCTGGGAGGCGCCTGAGCCCGCTATGAGGAGATGGCATTTCAGCAATTGCGGTAAAGCTAAACTAATCAGATGTCCCCACTGTGGTAAAAAGGGTAAACAAGGCGCAGGTATGTACAAACATCACTTCAACAACTGCAAGGAGGCTTGATGAGTAGTTACCTTATCTACTCCCTTGATGGTCCTTCAATCGATCCAAAGGTGAATAAACGGCTGGGGTATAGGACGCCACGTACGGTCCTACTCCCGCCGTATCTTTAGCTCTAACCCATACTACATTGAATACGCGGAATCGATCGATGCTGTGTTCTCAACTACGGTGGATGAACCAACAGAGACCCTAGGTTATTTGCGAGACATGTGGCCGACGGATCCATACGTTGAGACCAACTACATCTACGCGAATCCAATCGACTATCTGGAGAACAATGTCCCTGTAGTTCAGATGATTCCCTTCGATGCATTCCCCCAGTTCGAACGTCCAATCCTGGTCAAGCAGGTGAATGCGCTGGGGATGAAGTTGCAGTCAGCGGGTCTGATTACAAATGACCAGTATCAGATAATTTCACGTTGGGTTGGGCAGTATTGGTTCGGTAAAGGAACTCAATCGTTTATTGACTTTATCAACTATTGCTTATCATCCTCATTGACCGTTCAGACATTGTGGACCGAAGACTATTCGACATTCTGGCCTGCGGGTAGCTCTGAGATTGGAACACCGATCTGGGATGGAGGAACTTGGTATCCGACGTCTCAGGTTACCATCACTGCTCAAGGTGGTTTGGGTTCGATCGATCCGACAGACCTGATTACGTTCTTCTACGAGATCGCTAACTACAACCTGGTCCTGCAAGCACTGGTGATCTCGTTCGATATGTGGATTACAGATGATCCAAATCTTGTTCGAACGGATGCAGAGATAGTTGCCATAGGACTCTGGGCAGTTAACTCGATTGTGATATCGAACTTTGGCCAATACGGTGCAGCTGCTCCTCCGACGTATAACACGGAACCAGAGTTGCCGATGAATGCTCTAGTCACTTCGGCAGGGATGACCGGAGCTTATCTGATGGCTGCTCCGACCTCGTGGTTCCTGCAGGATGGTCGCATCTATCCTGTGTATAGTCCGACGGATCAGACGATAAGCACGGGTAATTCTCTACCAACTACTTTATGTGGTGGACCATCGACCAACGGTGATCCTTCAGGCTTCTCGATCATCTATGGTCCTGTGACAGAGTGGGTGAATGTTCCTGGGTCGACAATTGGCAATGCGAAGATGCCTGGATACACGGCAGAGCCTACGCAGAAGACTTTGACACTAAATCAGATTCCAACGACCATCCTTGGTCAGCAGCGAGCAAACCTGTTGGTTAATCCAGCAGGATGGGATTCGACAATTGTGCCAGGCGTTTATATCCCTTACTGGCTAGCTTAAGAGAGAAACATGACAACTGAAACGCCCGCATTTTACGATGCAACAAACGCAGTGATTCGTCCCATGGATGCTGGAGCGACGATACCGAACACCGCGATTCCCGTTTCCGCTGCATTGGGAAACGTTATCCAGAATCTTAGCGACGGCCTTTACGTTGGTAGCTATCAGGGAACCGCATTGTATGTGAATTCCTCTACGGGTTCGGACTCGAATGCAGGAACTGAGGGTTCACCATTTCTTACCATCGGTGGCGCGTTAACGCACTTGCAATCTCTGTTCTTGAGTAATCAATTTGTAGGGCAAGCAACGATTGCTCTGGCATGTGGACACAGTTATCCATGGACCGCAGACTTCAACCTCTACGGCGGGTCGATCGATTTTACGTTCTATGGTGATCCGACGTACGGTGATTACAACTCAGCACTGGTTAATGGGACGACTCACGGATGGTTCATGTCAAATCTTGAACGTCCTATAATTACGCCCACGACCTACACTGGTACATCCGGTCAGTATCAGATGTACGGCATCAACATCCTGGGTGGATCAGTATCATTGAATGGCGTGCAGATTAATCTACCGGCTGCTCCTGTTTCACCCGGGATCACGAACTACGGTGGTTACTGCGACTTCATCCGCTCCGCTATTGGTGCCACACAGGTAGGGGTCTATACCTCGGGAACTGTGGTAAACATGACTGACGTCACTGCCTTCTGGGGATTCTTAGGATGCTTTAGTCGCTCGTTTGTGAACCTAGGTCAACTCGCTACGCAATTCCAGATCAACGGGATTGTAATGTCGGCAGCAAATAGTCCGAGCTCCACCCAGTTGCAACAACGTCAGTACTTCATCAAGTTCATCCAGGACTATGCGACTAACAACCAGAACGTCCTTTGGTTGTCGACTACGGCAACCAATTCCTCGACGGGTTCAGGGATGATTCAATGTTCGTGGTCAGACGGAGAGTCCTTGACGGTTACCGGTAGTGAAGTAACACTGGCAACGTTCCCCATTTCGTTCCAACCCAGCTATGGTTTGATCAACTACATCCTGAATCTGACCACAAACTCTAGCGGTCTGCCGCTGAATTTCCTTAATACGCGACTGTCCTGATTACCCATAGAGGTTTAAATGTCTTCAGTAACTCCAGAAACAACACCCCTATTTCTCATCACCAACGCAGGCCTGGCAGCTGCTTCAGTAGCAATGCCTGAAGGTCCTTACATCCACATAGTTGGATTCCAGATTGGCTCCGGGTACGGCTACACTCCGACATCTAGCCAAACAAGTATTCAGGGGACACTTCTTTACTCTGCGTCGCCTACAAGTTATCAATCGATTGGTAACAACACGTTAGATATTCTCTGTGAGATTCCGCCGACAGCAGGACCCTTCCAATTCGGTGAAGTCGCATTGTTCTTAGCAGATGCGGATGGGAATTTCAGCTCGTCTTCGGTGATGTTTTGTATCGCAGTATTCGAGACTCCGCAGACGAAGTTTTCATCGTTGGGAACGAACGTTGTCTCGTCCTATGATCTGAACTGTCTACTGAAACTTCAACAGTCGACTGCAGTATTTCAGATTTCGGATGCAACTGTACCTCCCGCTATCTACAATATCTTTCAATGGTCGGATGTATACCCACCAGACATTTCGGCAAATCCGAGTATTCCTCAATACCTGGTAAAGGAATTGAATTCGTTTGGTGATGCATCGATACTAGCGAATGCGACGGTGGATAACTGGTCAATTGAATCTTCCTCGTACGCACGCTACTATGGTCCACAAAGCGTCGCTACGATGCCCGTTGTAAATTCGTCTACCACGTGGATACAGATTGCTTCGTCCTACTTCTTTGCCAATGCGGTAACTGAAGGGGCGCACAACAGGAGATTCCTGGTACAGACAGCAACAGGGTTCTGGCGTTCGGTTAGTAGCATCGTGGTATCGGGTTCCAATCTGCAGTTGAATCTTAACTGTACGAACGATGGGACATATAATAACTCGCCGCTGCCCTCAGCCCCCACCGTTGGATCAGAAGTGCAAGTGTATTGCGATCTTGATGGTATTGGTCAACCGATCTATTACTCGCAGCTGTTGGGTACGCCTCCAGCACCTCCTGTTGCAACCCCTGGAACACCAGGTCTTGCTTATGGTGGAGCAGGTACGTACATGCCAGGCGGTGGAGCAATCAATGCATATGGACTGCTTCAATCACCATCGACCTTGAGTGGTCGACCCCTGACGTCTGCTGATGACTTGAATAACATAGCACTACCCTCTGGCTTATACAACGCAACTACTGCATCGCCTCCAGCGAACATGCCGTTTAGCTGGGATGCCATGATATGGATTCACAATCTTGGCAACGGAACTTCAAGCTCAAACGGAGCAGACATAACACAGCTGGCTTTTCCGTGGGACACTGGTGGCGGACCAAATCAGAGTGGCTTGGGTGGATATCCTATGTACTTCCGTCAAGGTTCTAACTCAGGTGCTAACTGGACTAATTGGATGCCGCTGGCTACGGTTGGTCGTAAGTCTTTGCAGTCTGCAAACTTTGAGTCGCAATACACTTCGACAAACTTTATACCAGCTGGTGGTTCCACACATAACATCGGGCCACTGACGTTCACTCCCGCAACTTATGGGCAGGTGATGGGCATCATCATAAAGAATAATGCGTCGTCCAATGGAACATCCGCGTCCTCTGCCGTTAGTGTTACTTCGTCTACGTTGGGTGCGACAACAGATAGTGACCATACCCAATTATCGACGCAGCAAATTGCTGTACAGCAAGTGGCACCTGGTGACACCGTAACCATAGCTGGATCGATCGTACAGGATGCAGGAGGAGGTGGACCCCAGATGGGTATCAAGTTGACGTATGTCTTCATTCCTCAGTGGTAATTCCGAACATTGAAGATGGAAAAGGCCACCATGGTTTCATTCATGGTGGCCTTTATCTTGCCCATTAGATACCGGTTAAGGTCGAGGTGAATGCCAGGATGACATTCGCCACTTCAGTTGTACTAGTGTTTGTCAGGACAAACGAAGTGAACGATTGATCGATGATAAACAATTGGTTCACGGTGATCGTTATAGCGATCGACCCATTGTTCAACGTCAGTTGTACCGGGCTATCAGTCGAGACTAGTAACGCAGTACAGGATTGACCTGGTGAGTACGATCCACTTGTAGCAATCGTCAGATTCTGTACACTCTCATTAGTCGTCGGGTAATAACCGTTCACTAATCCCCGATGTCGAATCAGGTGGTTGACACCTTCCTGGATATCTACCTTGAACTTCAGGCTTAATGTCGAGGCATTGGGTACGGAGATGATACAGTCTCCGCACGTCCCTATAACTTCGCTACTCATTGCCTTACTC